ATAGTGGCAAAAATCCCAGCTCCGCACTTCAACTTCAATATAACCAACTGGCTTGCCTTCTCGCTGCACGATTAAATCTACTCCAAACTCATTAGGGTTTGGGATACACTCTGCTCCCCATTTCATTTGTATCCAATCGGATACGGCCTTTCTAGCTGGTAGATCATACTGGTCGTGAAGTTGCTGGTTAAACTTCTTAGTAATGCCACCTGATCTGTAGGGGGTGGCGCTCCTTGTGAAGGACATCAGCAGATCTCTTGGGGTTTGCTCAGAAGCAATTAACAACGCTTCCACATACTGTACATACAGTTATCTTCCCATTGACAATAATTGTCTGTGTCTGGCAAGCATAAGCTGTTGCGCTTAATAACATAAATGTTACTGCTGCTAATAGTGCTTTTTTCATCTTGTTCTCCTCAAAAAGGCACATTGCCGAAATCATCATCACTCTTAGGTAGCTCATCGTTACCCCTAGGCTTAAAGTTATCTTTAGCCCTTGGTTCTGCTAGGCTTAACCAGCCATCAAATTGCACAGGCAAAGATTCAAGTTTAATTGCTAAAGCTCCACTCTTGGTATCCATGCAAACTCCCACTTTTAACCATTTAGTTTTTTCAGCACCAGTTTTATCTGTATAACTGCCATTTTTGCAAATTACATCATATTTAATTCCCATTATTTTCTCTCTTTTAATTTTGTAAACATTTCCTCAACTTCACTCAAAAACTTCTCTACTTCTACTTCCATAGCCTTAATATACTCCTCATCCCTTTTAAGGCGTACTACGAACAATTGCAAGTCCTCTGGTAGCCTAGGGTCAAATGATACGAAATCGCACCATTGACGGCCTGTTACTGCCATTTGGCATTGCATCTGTGGGACATACTTAGATGGCGGTTTATCATCCGTCAAATACTCTATATGCGTACTGCTATTTGGACACTTTATTTCAAGCAATCCATCGTCAGCAATACAACCATCAGGACTACAACCAAAATTACTGATACTAGGGTGGTCAATAAAAGCCACCTCATCAACGAATATTCCCATTTTTGATTCATAAGCTATTCTCGCAAAAGGTTCTGTTGCTGTACCCCATTCCATTGCTGCATTGGTAAAAGACTCTCCTGGCACTCCTGTAAGCCTCTGAACTACCAATTCTGTCCTGTAGTTCTTACGGCTGGCAGACTCCCCAGACTTCCCTTTAGAAAGCACATCTGCTATACGGCTGGCAGTAACCTTGCCCAGCCTACTTAGATGCCACTCTTTAGACCCTTGCTCTATTGCTACCCTATCCTCTGTGGTAAAGGTAGTCATAGTTTTGCCTCTGCCAAGAACTTTAAATGCTCTGCCAATGTAGCTACATCGTTTGCAGCTTGAGCAGCTTGTTCATGGTTATTCTTTGTTTCATAGTTATAGTAGCTTTTAAGGACTTGGTTAATCTCTATATAAATTTGTGAATAGTCGGTCATTCTTTATCTTCTTCCATATTTGGGTCAATATAACCTTGTCCTAGAGGCCTATCTGCAAGTTCGTTCATTTCCCACTTGCGAGCAAACTCTGCTGACATAGCATCAATCGCAGCGTTCCATCCTAGCATAAAATATTCTTGCGGATGATAGACAGGTTTATCTAACTTGTTAAATGCCTCTAGGCAAAGTTTATTAATCATTTTTGTTTAAACCTCAAATTAACAACATCCTGGCTAAATGTTGGCTGAACATCATCTAAGGTTCTAGCACACATCTCTCTAAAATCAGACCATTTCTTAATGTACTGCGCTTGCTCACTTGCTGGCACATAGCTATATAGCTTCTTCCAGCGAACAGTAATGTCTGTTCCAGCCTTGCTATAAATGTAATCATTTAGTTTTTTCTTCATCTTTCTTGCTCCTATATTTTGGTTCTGCATTACGATTTAAACAAATTGCACATTTCCATCTACTTGTGTTTTTCATTCTTACCAATTTAAAACCTTCAATCGGTCTAGAAACCTGACAACTAACACACCATTTCCTTTCAAGCATCCCAACCTTCCTTTAAATATCCAAATTCTGAGGCATCGCTTACGGCTCTCATATCGGAACACACATCGCACTTGTCTATCCATATACGATATTCATGATTTTTAGGTCTATGAATACCCCATTTAGCTCCACATTCAGAGCAAACATTATCAGGCTGCTCCTGTGCTAACTTCATTGAATTTATCTTTCATCAAGTTGTAAGCGTTGGTTATTGGGGGTAATAGAGCTGGTTTAGCCTGATACTTCTTGTATAATTTGGCAAAGGCCACCTTGAGTTCGGCAGGGGTTTTTTGCGCCTTGATTTCATCAACATCGGCATTTAGCGCATCTTCTATGCCAACATCATCCCAAAGATCCTCACCTACATACAGGCTTAATCCTAGACCATGTAAAGCAATTGCTTTAGTTAGGCAACGCATCATAGCGGTATTAACGGCAAACGCATCAGGGTTAGGAACAGCCTTATTGCGGTAGTCCATTACTGGAAGCTGGGCAGTCATAGACTTTCCAAACGCAGTAACAGTACAAAAGACCATCATGGTTTCACCAAACATAATAGGCTGTCCATAAGTCCATGTAGCGCTCTGGTCATGTATCAACAATGTATCTACAGCCCATGCCCATGACAAATAGCTAAGATCTTTTTTCTTCTCTATTTTGTCGGATACATCTACATTTCTTAATTCTATATAGCTAGTCATTTTTAATTCCTTCACTCTAGGTCAAATTTTGCTGCTGATTCCCAATACTCAAACGATTTTGTGTACAACTTTAGACCAAGTTTTGCCCAATCTTTTTGCTCTACACAATCACGAATAAACTCTTGAAACTCTACATCATCACAGTCTTGTCCAATAGCCTCTCCAAGTTTGGAAAGATTTGTAGGATCATAGCGTGGATCGTTCTTGACTAGCCAGTATGCTTCCTCTGCGATGCGCTCTGCATCTTCCTGGTCATCCCAAGGTGCTTCATAGTAGGAGTTGTTGTTCATAGTGAATACACTCCAATACGAAAGCCGTATGTACCAACAACTATTACTGCAATAAAGAAACCTAGTATGCCACCTAAGATAATGTCTTTCATTTGTAACTCCTTCACGAGTGTTTGAAATATCCCCCGAAGGGGATGGTTATTAAACTTTAAAATCTTCTTGTTCAAATCTTTTAAATAAATCTACCATTCTTAAAACATCATTAAATGGCATATCTTTCCCTGTAGCATCTTTAACTATGTCACGAATTTCCTCTACTTGGGATTGAGTAATTTCGTAGTGGTCAGGCGTAGTCCAAACATAGTCTGCGTAACCTTCTTTAGTGATTCCTAGTTTCATTTGTTACTCCTTCACGAGTTGTTAAAAAGTACTGCATGGATAAATATTAATCTACAAATGTAGAGATTTGCAAGCAATGTAAAAAATATTTTTATTTGTCGCTTTTTAGCAACTGTTGCTTTTACGCACTAATGTAGAATAAACAATCAACTAGGAGAAATCATGGAAAAAACAGCATTTGACAACCTTATGGCAGAGTTTGGCTCAATCAAAAATCTATGCGACAAGATTGGCGTTAAGTATGTTACAGCCTATGCCTGGAAGATGCGTAACGGAATCCCTAAGAAATGGCATACAGCGATCATAGAGGCTTCCGAAGGCAGACTGACGGCAGAACACCTTGGTTAGTCATAATGCTCGCACAATCGCTTTATACGAGTCCAAGGGCTATAAGTGCGATATAGTGGAAAGCTACAATTCATTCAGCAGACGAAAAAAAGACTTATTTGGAATTTTCGACATAGTGGCTATTGGAAACGGAGAAACATTAGGTATACAGCTCACATCCAAAAGCAATATGTCCAGCCGAATAAAGAAAATTACCAATTCGGACTTCTATACCGAAATCGTAAGGTCTGGATGGCGAATCATCGTAATTGGATGGTATAAAAAAGAAAATGGTAGATATGACTATAAAGAGTTTGAGTTTTAGTTTATAGTAGTAATTCCTGTATTGGCGGCTCTAACGACATCGTAGCGATACAGGAGCAGTAAAGCGTTACTAGCAGGGTAAGAGGCTGAAACAGCGCAATATGGGTGGCGAAGATAGTGCCCATGCCTCGCAAGACTGTCGGGTTCTGTAACTCCGATTGAGCACAGATGAAGGCGAATCTAGGTAGGGCTAGGTTCGTTCACCGAAAGAGCAGTAACCTTCTTAATACCTATCAATGTCTATTACCTATATATATTAATATCTATATGTACATTTATTGACAAAAAGTATACATATGACTAAACCTTACAAAATGCCCCTATCGGGAATT